TTTTTACAAAATACATTTAATATTTTTATTTTTATTTTTATATTTAATATTTTATTTAATATAAATAATAATAAAACTTATACATATAATAATTATAATAATTTTAAAAATAACAACATTTATTTTATTATGAATAATACTAATGAATTATTTTATCATTTTATTTACCATAATTTAAAAACAAAATATCTATTTATATTTGTTGGAAATAATAATGCAAAATTAATAGATATACAATCAAATGAAAAATATAATTTTTTTGATTATTCGCAATTTAAAAAAGATAATATACATATAATTAATGAAACAATCTTTTATGAAGATACTATCTCAATTATTAAAGCAAAAATTTTAACACATCTTCATAAATATATACCTAATATTTCTAATATTACTGAAATATTTGTATGGAAAAGTAATCTTATATATACAAATCAATTATATTATATATTATCAAATATTTTTAATAATTCAATTATTAAAATTTCACAATTTATTAATAAAATATTAGATATATTTAACATTGATATCAAATCTAAAGAATTTATTCAATTATTAAAATTATTAGGCGTTACTGATAAAAATTATATTTCATCTAATAAAAATATTGACTTTAATCAAGCATTAAAAATAATAAATGTTTTTATTCAAAAAAATTATAATAAATACTTATTAACTTATAATAAATTAAATGATATATTATTTGTTAGTTCTGAAAGTAATTCAATAAAAGGTGGAAATGACAATGATGATGGGGAAAATAGTAAAAATAATTCTGTTTCAATTGAATTTACAAATAACACTAATATAAGTGAATTAGAAAATAAAAAGTACTCAACTAATATATCCTTAAATCATTTAAATACATCTACAAATAATTCATCTTCACTAGTTGATTTTAATTCTCAACTATTTTCAGATGAATCACAAATTGCTAAACACTTACAAGATTTAGATAAAAATATTACTCAAACATATAATTTATTATATAATGATAATCTTGAATTCCAATATAATAATATTATAAATAAAACTAAATATATATATAATTTAAATCCATTTAAAACTATTTTAGAAATTGATGCAAACTTTATTAATAAAAATAATGAACCTAATGACAATATTAAAATTACAAATTTTAATTATCAAATAGAAGATAATTTTATTATTAATTTTACAACTATTATTGATGTTGTTAATAATATTCCATCATCAATTAAAAAAGACCCAAAAATATCATATTACGGTATTTTAAAAAAATTCTTCCCAAAAATATCATATAATAAAGATTTTAATGGATATTTTAAAGAACTTGTTGAAAAAAATACATCAAATATTATTCATAAAAAAACAGAATATATTAATAATTTTAAGAAAAATTTAAATTATTATGATAATAACTCCAATATTATTCATAATAATGAATTTACAGATAAAGTACATAAAGATGAATTAAATAATATCTTTCTTAAATATTTATACTTTACAGTACAACCTATTAAATTAGATTTTATTTCATTACAAACTATTTTTAATAAAATAGAAACAAATAATCATATAGTTGCTGTAAAACTTTATAATCAATTTGGTAATCATACATATAAAATAAATAAAGATATATTGAACACCTTTATAATAAATAATACTATTAAAGATTTTAAGAATGATTTATTTCATAAAGAATTTATTAAACCAACAGAATATAAAAAACATAATAAAGATTATACAGATTATATGATATTTTTTATTAATATTAATGATGAACATAATACTATTATTTATATCATATTATATGATAATGGAAGATATGATATTAAATATGAATTAAAGAAAACATCAAATATATATCTTGCAAATATTTTTGAAAGTTTTCATATTATCAATAACTTACTTAACATTATTGAAAAGAATTTATTTTATTATTATTCATTTTATAAATTAAATTCAGATATATTATTTAAGAAAGTTGATTATATTACTAATCTTAATATTAATGCCACAACACAAATAACTTATTTTCCATATAATTTAGAATATTTACCTTATTGGTTAAATAATAATGCAAAATCTATATTACAATTTATATCTAATTCTACAACAACAAAATCTAAAAATTTTAATAAAATTTACTATTATAAATATAAAAATTATGAAGAATATAATGAACTAGATACAATTTTTGAATCTTATTCAAAATATTTAAATAATAACGAATATAAAACAAGTGCTGGTAAAAAAAAATTAGAAGAATTTATTTCACATATATTTAATGTTGATTATAATTATTTAAAAGCAAAAGAAATTACTAAAGATGACAAAATTACATTTACTAAATATTCAAAACAAGCTTTCAATATTCCAAATACTATTAAACTTTTTATTAACAATAAACAATTTTTACAATTAACATTTAATAATATTAGATTTAATAATATATATATGATTAATAAATATATATTGACGGTATCAAATATATTTTATTCTGATTTAGAAAACTATACTTCAAAATCTCTTACAAATATTAATTTCAATTCATTTTTACGTATTATTAACAATACAAACAAATTATTTGAGCAACAAACTATAAATAATTCATTAGTAAATAATACAATTGAAATATCTAAACAAGATAATGAAAATATTAGAGATGTTGAAAATGTTGTGGATATTGAAAATACTGAAAATAATCAAACAAATGAATCAAATGAATCAAATGTAAATATAAATGCATTAATTAATAATAATGATTTAAACAATGACTTTACTTTAAATCAAAACAATAATAACAATAACACAAATATGACAAATATGTCTATAAATAATAATGCACATACAAATGAAAATAAAAATGTAAATATTGATGAATTAATAAATGAAATTAATAATTCATCTGTTAAAAATAATAACAATCTTAATGATATAAATACAGAAAAAATAGATGAAGCATTTATAATTGATAAAAATATATTAGATTCTAATATTCAACTATTTTCATTATATAATAATACAAATAAAAGTAATAAATATACAAAAACATTAATGAATAAAATTAGTTCATCAGATCATTATATCAATCCTGAATATTTTGATAAAGATAATAAATTATTATCTTGTAAAGATACAGATACACATATTAAACATTACCTTATTTATAATAAATATAAACAAATAGATAAACATATTTTCTCATCTGACGCAAAATATTCTAAAAAATGTCCTTCTGGTAATTGTAGAAAACCAATTATTATTACAGAAAAAGAAAGAAAAAAAATAGATAAAGAACATCCTGGTTCCTATATTGATTATATAAAATTAGGTTCAACTGAAAAAATTAAAAAGAAATATGTATATTTCTGTCCTAATTTATGGTGTCCTTTATCAAGAACATCTATTACAAGAGAATATTATGATAAACATAAAAGTTGTCCTATTAAAAATGAACAACCAATTGATTTCCAATTACCACCTTATTTTGCTAAAATAAATAAAGAAACAAGTACGTCATTAGACATTACAAGATATCATAGATTTCCTGTTTTTATTCAAGGTACATCATTACCATGTTGTATGAAAACAAGATATAATGTTGAAGATACTATAAATAATTCAGGTTCAGCAAAAATTGCTAAATTTTACAAACATGACCCTCAAAATATTTATGATACATATTTAAAAAAAATAGGAAAAACTGAAAAAGACGAATTTAATGATAAAAAAGAAGATAATTATATTATAGCACAATCATCTAAATTACTAGAAGTTGGTAAATATGGTGAATTAATACCAGAGATTAATAAAATTATATATAATTATTATATTATTTCAGATGATATAAAAATAAATATATTTAGAAAAGGTATTATTCAAAATTCATATAATTTTATAACTTCTGTTATTTATTTACTTAATAATCCTAAAGTATCTAATATCAATGAATTCATTAATGTTATACAATTAAATATGTCTCCTTTTGACTATATGCAATTAAATAATGGTTCAACTTTAAAAAAATATCATAAACCTTCAGAAATACCTATAATAAATGATGATTTAATGTTAAATAATAATAATTTAGAAATTTTATTAGTTATTATAAAAAAATTATTACAATGGTATTCTTTACATTCTATTTATATTACACATTTCCAATTAGAAAACTTTTACAATATACTTATAAAAATAAATAATATTAATAAATTAAAAGAGTTTTTAGAAAATACATCTAAAAATCAAGGAACAATTGATATATTGAAAAGAGAATTAATTATTTATAATTCATTTAAAAATTTTATTAAATATCTTAAAAATCAAAATATAAGTAAAGATATTGATGATATTTATGATATATTCTCAAGTAAATATTCACATTGGATGAATATACATAATTATACATTGATTGTATTTCATAATAACAAATTATTATCTAAATCTGGTAAAAAAATTGAAAGTAAAAATTTTATTTATATTCCAAAATATTCATCTATTAATGATTTAAATCATCTTTCTAATTGTATATGTATATCTAAAATTAACAATAAATATGAACCATTAGTCATATTAGAATATTTAAAATCATCATCAGATAAAAGATTAACAAAATTAAGAGAATTTAAAGTATTTCATCATAATTTAAATACACAATTTTTATATAAGTTTAATTCATTAGTAAATATATATAAAAATACACATACAAATGAAACACTTTTATATTTCAATAATGCATATAATATTTTTAAATTTTTAGCTACTAATAATGAATTTTATGTTACAAAATTTGTTATCAATTATAATTTCAAATTAACAGGATTTTTATTAGAAAATAATTATTATATTCCTTTAGAATTTGAAACATCATTAATTCCTAAAAATTTAATATTTGATTTTGATTATTATGAAATAAAATATGTATATATAGATGAAATATTTAATTTAAATGTTGATATAAATTATAATAATTTCAATGATTTAATTGATTTATTTAATAACCTTAATAATATAACTAAATCTTCATTTTATGCTATATTAAATTTTATTACAACACAACATACTATTGAAAATACAAATCTTGATAATGTATTATATAAGAATTTTACAAAGCAATTTTATGATGTAGAATTATTTCATACTAAATTAAAATATGATATATATGAACATACTGATATTAATAATAAAAATGAAAATAAAAACCAAAATGATATAAATTTATTACAAGAAAAAAAGGATAGTACAAAAATTTTACATAAATTATTAAAAGATAATAAATATAAAATAGTTGCAATTTATTACAATACACAATATAAAGATAAATTTTCACCTATAAATATGTCCAAAGAATATAAAACATTAATTACACCTTATATTATCAATAAATATATTGTATTAAATTCAAATTATATTATTTCAAATGTATTTAATAATTTAGAACACTTATATGCATATAATCTCATATTTAATCAAATTCTTGTAAAAATTATAGAAAATAACAATTATGAAAAAGAGTTATATTATATTAAACATCCAGTAAATCCTTTACCTATATCTCTCAAACTCAAATATATAATACATATCATTAACAAAATATTATTAGAAAATAGTACATTAAAAGAAAATTTTATCAAATTAATTAATGAAAATATTATTAATCCTACACAATCAAATGTTAATAAAATATTTGATCAATTTATAAACAATATGTCAAATGATATATTATATAAAGAAATTAATTATATATTAAAGAAAATATCAGAGATCCAAATAATTGGAGATAATGATATTTATATAACACAAAAAGATTATAATAATGATAAATTTAATAAACAATTGAAGAAAATACAAAATTTATATCAAAACTTTTATAGTTCATCTAATGACAATGTTGAATATATTAATATTAGTGAATTAAAAACTTCATCTATTAATCATTCATCACAATTATTTAATGTTATGATTGAAAATAAAAAGAAAAATATAAGTAAATTTAATCAAGTATATACTTTAAAATATAAATTAGATAAATTTAACTTATATGATATGAATAATGATATTATAAAATTATTTAGTAATATTAGCCAATTATATAAATATGATATAACACCTGAATTTATTAAAATTTTTATTATTAAACATTACTACAATCTTCTTTCATTAAATGACAATAAAGCAAAATTCAACTTATTATATTATCTTTATCATAATGATGAAGCATTTTGTAATTATATTCATGATAAACAAGTTAAATTAACTAGCTTAGCTAAAAAATCAAATGATGAAATAGTTGATATAATTAAAGAGTTTAAAATAAATATTCATAAAGGAGATAAATTGTACTTTTCACATTATAATATTGAAATTTTAGCAGAATATTTCAAAATAAATATTATTGTAATTAACAATCTAAATAATGAAAATTATTTAATGAATAAGATTAAATGTTATAAAAATAATAATACAACAAATTATTTATTCTTATATTATGAAAATATGGAATTTAAACTAATATTAATTGATAATAAAGCAGTTGCTAATTCTTATATATATGATGTGAAATTATTTGAAAATTATTATACACAATTATTTGAACCAATATCTAATATTGTTTCATTATGTAATAAGTAAAGATGTATAATAATTTAAACTCGCTCCGCTCGTCATATGCGGATTTGTTTTAGTCGTTGATTATTTTTGAAATTAGTTGATAATTTGGTTTGATTATCAAAAGCAAAAAAAAACATCCGCATATTATTTACGAAAAATTTATATAATTTTTTGTGAAATAATACTAGTTATTATTTATAAATAATTGTTGTTGAATTATATACACAATAATTTATATAGAATTTTCGTAAGACTTTTACTATTATTATCGTAATAATCATCATTAATTTTTTGTATATTGTCATTATATTGTATTTTATTACACCTTTATTAATAAAAATAATATTAATGATGTTATACAAAAAATTAATGATGATAATTTCCTCAAATGTGGCTTCTTAAATTTATTTATATATGCTCCATAATTAGTAATCATGTCCTCGATTTCTTTTATAAATGGTTTTATCAAATAATCACCATATAATTTCTGAGAATCATATTCTTCTTCTAATTTTAAAATTTCCATTGTACCATACATATCCTTGATATTATCCATTATGTCATCCATATTATTACTAAATAATGAACCAAAAATATTTAATTGACCGTCTAATACCTTTAATCCATAATAGATCAAAGCAATAACCGCTAAAATTATTGTGATTTTTAATATTATATCTAATATCACTTTTCCATAAAATGCTGAATCATCAGTTATATAATAATTATATAAACTTGTATCTTGTAAATTAGTATAATAATTATGTATTATATCCTGATTTAAATAATTACTATATTCAAATGATAAATAACTATTATATTTACTTCCTAATAATGTTCTTATATCATATTTATTAATATTTTCTTCATTTTCAATTAAGTCTTGTTCCATTCTTTCAATATCTCTATTTATATTTTCTACATGATTTATTAAATTATATGAATTTCCTTTATTGGATTTTGTCATATGTTTATTATGTTTCTTAATTTTATTTATTATTTATGTATCTATTATTATATTAAATTATTTTTATTATTTAAATAATTTATTTAACAAAAAAATATTTTTAATTTTTTGGTTTTATATTAAATCTACTTGAGTTTGATTTAATGTTTGTTCTAATAAACGGTCAAGAATATCAACCTTATCATAAATAACTTCTAATTTTTTTTGAATATCATTTCTTTCTAATATATATATATCCTTATTTCCTCCTTTTATACTATTTGATATTTCTTTTGCTCTATCTTTAATTAATTTTTCAATCTCTGTTAATTCTGATTGATATTCACGTTTTTTATGCTCTAATGCTTCCTTGATTTTCCTTTTAATATTATCAAAATTCTTTTCTATATCCTTTTTAATTCTATCTGTATTTATCTTCTCTGTATTTATCTTATCTGCATCCTTTAGGTTTTCACCAATCTTTTCAGATATAATCTTTTCTTTTACCTTTTTTCTCATTTTATCATCATCATAACCATCATTTTTAAATTTGTTTTCTAATATATCTTTTAATATTTCTTTATATTTATTTTTATGTTCTTCAGATGTTATTTTAAAAGAAGCCGATGAGTCTGTAAGTCCAGAACTACTAAGTTCAATATTTATTTCAACTGGTTTACCATGTTTTAATAATATATTAAAAATATTTTTATTTGCTAATAATAATGGAGATGATGAAGTATAATAGAAATTATCTATACGACTTTTTATATCTTCAATTTCTTTAATATTTTCCTTCAATTTATCTAATTCTTGTTTTCTATATTTAGATAATTCTTCTTCCTTCTTACCTTTTCTTAATTTATTATTATATGAAGTAAAATCATTTATTAATTCTTTTAATAAGTTTTTAGCATCTTTGCTTTGATTTAAACCTTTCTTTGTAACACTTCTTATAGAATCTAAATTATTTTTCATTATTGATAATTTCTTTAACTTATCTTGTAATACATCATATAAATGTGATGCATTTGAAGTTCCAATTAAATTTATAATAATTGTACTAAATGGAATTAAATGTAATACTATTACAATATAATCTAACATTTTTTCAAAACCTCTTATTGCTCTTGAACCATCTTCTCTATAACGGAAATAACGCTTATTTTCAATAATTGTACTTAAACTTGTAGCAATAATACCAAATAAAATAATTGTTCCCACATAATCATAAATTAAAATCTTTTTATTGTCTTCAAATAAAGTCTTAATTTGTTCTGATTTTTGTGATAGTAAATTAATTAATATAAAAAAACATGCGTTCATTGCAATATCTAATATTAAAGCAAATCCAACAAATGTTGCTAATGTAGGTGGGGCTGTGTCATTTCCTATTACATTATATATATAAACACTATCTATGTAATTTGAAGCAATTTTCAATGATAATATAGAAAAACCTATTCTGAAAATCTTATATATATAATCTTCAACAGAAAATTTACTTTGACTTGAAGCAAAAAATGTTTTTAATTTAGCTTCAAATTGTTCTTGATTAAATTTCTCAAATATATTATTTTTAAAAATTTTAAAATCTTCTTTATTTTGTGTTATTTCATTTATATATTTTAATCTTTCTTCATTTGTTGATGCTTTTTGTAATTTCTCTAAATTACCTTCAAATTTATTTACCAACATTGAAAAATAACCATTTCTATAACCTTCCAAATCTCGGATATCTATTTTACCTCTAATTTCATTTATTATTATATCAATATATGGTTTTGTTTCATTAATTGTAACATCTACTTCATCTTTAACTTTTTGATTTTCAAGTTGTTGTTGACGTTCTTTTATTTTTTTTTCATTTGTTTCTTGTTTATTTTCTTGTTTATTTTCTGGTTTATTTTCTGGTTTATTATTGGCTTTTTCACTCATAATTATTAAGTTTATGTTTAATTTAATATAAAATTATTATTTTATTATTTATTATTATTTCTATATTATTTATTATAAAGAATAATATTTTTTATATATTATTTTTGTCTTATTTAATTATTATAATAATTAAATTATAAAAAATAAATTGGGATTATTATTTTTATTTTTATTTTTATTAATTAATTATTTATTTTATTACTTTATTATTTTAATAATTTATTATATGGGATAAATACAAGTAATAAACAAATTAATAACATTATATCTTTTATTGCTCTATTAGATCTTAATCCATCATCTTCATATAAAAAGTATTTCTTGGATCCCATTGTATATGCTAATATAACAATTATTAATCCAGATATTATTATATACATCATTATATCTACTAATATATCACTTGTTTTCATATTTAAATTCAATGTATTAACCATAAAAATAATAATAAAATATGAAATAGAATTTAAAATTATATTAATAAAAATATACATTAATCCATAATTTACTAATGATGGAGGATTTTTCTTTTCGATTAAAGTATCATTTATATATACATTACTCATATAATTTGTTGTAATTACTAAAGATATATAAGTCATTAAATAAATTAAACCTTTTGATAAAATAGATATGGCTCTTTGACTATTTTCATCTCCCATATTTTCTATCATCTTATTCATCTTTTCAAAACGATTTGTAAATGGATTTTGTGCTCCTCTATTATTAACTACTGGATTATTTACTTTTACTGGTTTAGGTGGTTCTTGTATAACATTTTTATTTTTACCAACATTTATATTTCCATTATTTTCCATATTAGGTTTTGGATTATTCATTATTAAATATTTTCTTTTTATTTTATTATTTAATAATAATATATTTTTAACCAATTTAAAATTAAATTTATTTTAATATTTAATTTATTATTATTAATTAACTAATTATATAAATTTATTTTAATTTATTATAATGGAAGGTACTAAGGATCAACCACCTGAATTACCAAATAATAAGACTATTATAAATACTAATACTAATAAAAAAAATAAACTAATGGTAGAAAATATTGAAGATATAATTAAAATATTTACAAATAAATTTATTGATATAAATATACAAAATTTTGATAACTATTTATTAGGAGAGGATAAAAATGTTAATCCAGATATTAATGATGGTATTGATAATGAAATTAAAGGTGTTGGTGATGAAATTGAAAAATTACAAGGTGATTTAGCTATATTGAAAAAGTCTTTTGAAAAAAAAATATCTGAAAATATAGAAGCACAAAAACTATTAGATGATAATGGTGAATTTAAAAATATTGATAAAATTAATAATATTAAAACAGATTTTGATGAAAGACTTGAAAATGGATCAATCAAACCAGAAAAAATTGAAGAAACTATACATAAAACACATTTAATAAATTTAATATTTGTTATTATATTATTCATTAATTTCTATTACTTCTATTTTTATTCAAATGTACGAATATATAATATACAAGATTTTAATAAAAATAAAAGCGAATCTATTGATGATTTTAATAAAGATTTATCAAATAATTTAAATAATTTTACATTACAATCATATATATTATACAATATATTTCTAATATTTATTACATTATATACATTTTACAGCAAACCAGCATTACTTACTAAATATCCATCTTTTATACTTCAATTTGTTATATATAATTTTCTTATCTTTATTGTAATATTATTTATCAATTTAACTATATGTAAAACATATATTAATACTTTTCAATCAAAATATATTAATAATATTGATAAATTAACATATACAAGTTATATAGAATTGACTTCACATTATACAAATATTTATTATTCAATATTAATTATAATTTTATTATTCTTTTCTTTACATTTATTTCAATTACCAATACAAATATATAATATTAGATATATAAATCTCGTACCATATATAGCTATGTTTTTATATTCATTAATCTATCTATATTTGAGTAATATAATTGGTGCTATTTTAGTAACATTTATTATTATGTTCTATACTATATATATAGTATTTGATAAATCATATAAACCGTTATCAATATTAGAAAAATTATTTAAACTTCCAAGTCTTATGTTTATTTTAATAAGTTTCACAATTTTTTATTCATATTTTTATGTAAATAATAGTAATGCTAATAATTTATTATCACAAATTATTAATTTTATAAATAATTTATCAGAAGAAAATAAAAATTATAAATCTGATTTATATAATAATTTCAATTTTAATATAGGACATATAATTTATTCACTTTTAACATTTAATATTAATGAATTTTTCTCATTTATTATTTAACATTAATTTATTTTTTTGTTTAATTTGTTATAAATCAATTATTCATCTTTTTTAGTCCATTTTTTTTTCATATTTTCAGCATATTTTTTCATCTTTTCTTCTACTTGAGAATCTTTTAATTCTTTCATTTTTTCAACTAATTTATCAGGTAATGTAGATGTAATAATATGTGGATTTAATTTATAATAATTTGTATCATAATGTTTTCCTATCATATCTAAACGTGATACACGGTTTCTATTCGCATCATCTAATATATCAATACGTTTCTTCATTCGTAATTTCATCTTTTCTAATTCTTCAGAATTTATTAATGAATCCAAATCAGTATATTCAATATCACCCTTAACAGATTTATAAATATAACTCATTAATATAAGATAAATTAATATATATGAAATAACATATAATACAAGAATAGAATTATGATAAAAATATAGATTTTCTTTATCATATTTTTTTATTTTATTTTTGTTACTAATTATTATGCGAATAAATAATAAAATTATTACAAGTGAATGAATAATTATCATAACTATATATATAATAATATTCACTAAACTTAAATTTACTTTACTACTTAAATTATTAAATTTAAGATATTCTATTATTTCGCTACTATATAATAATGCATTAAAGTTTTTATTCTTATCACTAATCGCAAAAAATTCTGGAAATCTAAACATTTCTTGATATATATTTAAAAGACCTTCAACTGCTTTACTATAATCATCAAGATATTTAGCACAATCATCAATCGAAAATTCGATATTATCTTGTATTAATTCTTGTACATCTTTAACTTTTCCATTTATTTGTTGTATATTCATCTTTAATGGGATTTTTTTTCTTCCAGTTTTTATCATATAGTCAAATAAACGATTACTAGTACCTATTATTTTTTCATTAATTAAATTTATTACTGTATTTGTAAATTTAATATCATTTAAACGCATATCTTCAATTTCAATTGAAAATAAATCATGTTCATATTGTTTAAAATCTATTGTTTTTAAATCATCTAATGCACCTTTTGTATAAACTTTATCTATATAACTACGAATATTTATTAATTTTTTTTCATTTGTAAATAATCTTGCTATTGAAAATATTGTTACTAAAGTTATACGTTTTCCTATATTTATTATTGCTGAAAAAATTAATATAAATAAAATAATAGCATATATAATTGTATATTCAATAATTTTACTTGATTTTGAAATAACTGTAACGGGAACAGTTATTCCTGATGTTATTATTTGCATAGCTATATTCATTAATGTTATTAATGTATTTTTTACAACTACTTTTATAGGTTGTTTAATTGGAGCAATTGGAATAACATCCAATGCTTCATCAATTGGTTCCATAACTGAACCTTCTATTACTTCATTTTCAAATAACATATTTATAATTTTTTTACCAAAATTATATGTAGCTGTTGGTATTGTTATAAATTCATCTATTAACATTCTTATCCATGTATATATAATATTAAAAACTGATACACTTGTAAAGACAATTGTATTTACAGTCATATGTAGTGTATATAAAAAGGTATAATATTCTTTAAATATAATTATACTTAATAATAATGCTATTAATAATTTCATAATATATTCGCTAAAATTACTATTAATTTTTTCTTTATCATCTTTTATATAGTCATTAGTTTCCATATCATATATATCCAAAAGTTTAGTTTCAAAAAAATTATAATAGATAATTAAACCAATTATTATAAATCCTGAACCAATTAATATAATAGAACTATTATCTAACTTATTATCTAAAAAAAATCTAGATAATATTGTTAATACAAGTAATAACATACATGTAAAATTTACTAAATATCTAGTAATTTTATATTTAAAAATATTCATGATATAACTATCAGGATTAGAAATTGTATTTTTTACAATATTTACATCTTTAGTTATTTCATTTACTATAGTAGATGAAGTTGAAGCTATTCCTGATACTGTTTGACCCATAGTACTATTCTCAACATTTGATGCTATTTGTTGTAATTCTTGTTTTTTCCTATCAATAGCTATTTTTATACTATTACCATTTATATTTAAAAGATTGTTAAATATTATTTTTATATTGTTTTTTAATATTTTTAAATTGCTAAATATTGTTAAATTATTTATATCAAATTCTATATTTAGTTTAAAATCAAATGACATACCTAAATTTTGGATAGATATAGGAATTTGTCCCAAATTAGTTATATTTGGATTTAAACCACTATATTTATCTAAATCTTCTTGAGAAACACCTTGTATTAATTCAATATTAGAAGGTAAATTCGGATTATCTGGATCAATTGATTCTCCTAATACGTGATATATATCTGAATCTGATAATTCTGAATTTTGTTCTTTAATATCATAAATTAAACTATTAATTTCTGTTTGAGTTTCTGATATTGTATTAGATGTTTCTATTAAATCATCATTTCCTATACCTGCTTCTGCTAATGTAATATCTTCTTCTGATTGATGTTCTTTTGTTTCTTGTTCTTGTTGTTGTGGTTGTTCTTGTCCTTGTTGTTCTTGATATGACTTATATAAGGATAATTCATCTGATGATGCTTCATTAATATTCATATTACTAAGTATTCCATCCATTATACATTTTATTATTTATTATTTTCGTTTTTATTACTTTTATTAATAATCTTAAATATTTTTATATTTATTTTTTTATGTAAAAATATTTAAATTAAAAAAATAATTTACAAGAAATATATAATATATAATATATATTATGATTACTTTATATTTCTTATAAGTTTAACATTATTTGATTGTCTAACTATTCCTATTTTTTTTCGTTCTTTCATATTAACTTCATCTCCTATACATTGTGTCTTAAATCTTTTTCCAATTTTACCTTTGTATTTCTTTTCTACCATTTTCTCAAAATTATATATTAATTTATAATAAAATTGACGCAATTCCATATTTTCATAATTATTCATTAAATATAAATATAATTGTCTAATTAATCCATCTTCTCCAATATATTTTATTTTATTTTTTTCACGATATAAAATACATTCATTATCAATTACATATAATTGAAATAAATAACTTATTTGTTTTTTATATTTTAAATTAAATATAATACTATTAAATCCAAATTTTAAATTCATATTATCAATTCCAACTAAATCATAATCATCATTTATATTTTTTATATAATGAATTAAATAATCTTTTAATTCATTTATATGTTGATTAATTTTTTCTTCAGTATCAATACTTATAAACATATCTAAATATTTGTCACAATCATAATTAAATAAGGTTTTGTTATTTAAATTTTTTTCTATTTTTTTATCAAATATATTTTGTTTATTTTCATCTATCATATATTTTAAATAAGCATTTATACCACCAACAATAATTTCTTTATTTTTACAATAATTAATAACTTCTTTACGTATATTTATAATATCTTTATTGTCATTGATATTTAAAGAAATTTTATTTTTTAAAAATTGATTTACTTTAGGATTTAAAAATAAATCATTAAAATAAGTTTTATTAAACATATGTAATCGTTTATACAATTTAACCCATCTAAAATATGACCCTTCTTTACCTAATTCTTGATAAAATGCCATCTTTAAATATATAGGATTTATTACAAATTTTTTAGTTAAATTCTTATTAATTTTCTTTTTTTCTTCATTATATATATATAAATGAATATTATAAATATCAGAACTTATAAATGATATATCAAAGACACCTTTGTAATTAACAAATAATTTTAATGTTCCAGGATTATGACCTTGTTGTAATGATACTATATTATCAATTTCTAATTTTTCAATAAGTTTTCCTAATTCTTCTGCTTTTTTAAGATGCTTTTTATTAGTATTATTACGTAAAGTATATGGTATATATACATCATAATCGGGTAATTCATATTCATCATAAATTTTATGCGAACTTGGTAATAATTCATTTAATGCAAATCCTCCATATATTACTAATTGTTGGTTTATAATTAAATCTTCTATTTTTTTAAAAATGTTCTTATATTCATCTAATTCTTGTATTTGTTCATCTAATTCTTTTTGTTTAACTAATTCTTCTAAATTTAACAAATTTTTTTCTAAATTACTATTCATTATTAGTTAAGAAATAAATAGTTATTATATATTATAAAAAAATTAATATTATATTATACTTTTTAATATATAAATATTTTAGATTATTAAAATTATTTTTTTAATATCTTAATTATTAATAAATAATAAATAATAAATAATAAATAATTAAATATTATATTAAAATTATATATAAATTTATATATAATATATAAAAAATGGCACTCTTAAATGATTTTTCTACTTTCGCTACATTAGATGAACAATTACACTACGAACAACCAGGTGCTCACGCTATCAATAATGAAACTATTCCTCATATGACATCACCATCAATGAATAATGAAAATGCTACACAGCAAACAGTATCAATTCAACATTTATCTGAAGCAAATTCACAAGCAACACAACGTGACCAACCATCAAATATTATGCAAAATAGAACAAATGGCGGCGGTGCTCCTAAACCAAATCATAAACCACGGCCTGTAGCAAATCATGGTGGTAATGTAAAAGAACATTTTGAACCAAATAATACAGAAACACTTAATCTTGCAAAACTTGAGGAATTAAATAAACAATTACAATATCTCAATGATCTTAATGAAAAAAACGTAAAGTCATCTCAATCATTTATTGATATGTATCTTAATAAGAAAAAAGACATATCAAAATTTTTCTCATTTGCTCTTATTATGGTATTAGCACTTGCAATCAATAAATTAATGGAAGATTTCTATATTGATGACTATATTGCAGACCTTGATACATCATTTAATAATAAACTTATGTTACGTTTAGCTTATCCATTAGGTATATTATTACTTTTATGGACTCTTAAAGTTTATGCATAATTGATTTTTATATATTAATAAATTTATAAATAAATATAAAAAATAAAATTAAAAAAGATTAATATAATATATAATATTTATTTTTATTTTTATTTTTATTTTTATTTTTACATAAATGTAAAACGGCGTCTTATGTTTTGAATATCACTTAATGTATTCTTATTTTCTTTTTCCTGATTATTTTTAGGAGATTTACCTTCTACCTCTACATCTACCTCTCCTTTAGGTTCAATTTTAGTTTCCTTTGTATCCATTTTTTCCTCTTTATTTTGACTTTCATTTTTAGTTTTTTCTTCAACTATTTCCGAAGCAGGAAATGACCCATAAATTCTTTCATGCATTATATTATTTAATGGTTTTATATCCTTTTCAATTGATTGTAATAATAATGTTCCTTGTTTTGCTAATCTTTCTTGTAATTGTGATATTTCAACTTTTTGAGATTTATTTTCTTCTTCTAATTTATTAACTTTATCTTCCAAATTTTTATTACTATTTTCTAAAAATTCTACTTGATTTGTTATTTTTTTTACTAAATTTAATATTTTTTTTTGTTCATTTATTACTTTTGTTAAATTTGTTAGTTGAGTTAAATTTTTTCCAGTTGCCATTATTTAATATTTATTATTTAATTCTACTTTTTATTTTATTTTTATTTATTATTTATAATTAATATAATATTTAAATAAATTTAATAAATTTAATAAAATTAATAAAATTAAAATTTTATTTTATTAATTTTATTGCTTAAATAATACATAATAATGGATTTTTCATTTTTAAATTGGTTTCTACCTATTATTGAAAATAAAAATGAATTTGAAAATAAATGTAAATTATATATACAAAATATATTAATCATTCATGATAAAAATACAAAAAATATTAATAAAAAAGATCTTATCAATAAAATAAGTTACACATATCATAAATTACCAGAATCTTTAATTATATATTTAAAATCACTATTAGATAAATCTGATATATTAGAATTATCTGATATAAATTTTATTTTATTCTTATTTAATACATTTCAAATTAGTTGCGATAATATTATAAATTATCATAATTATAAAAAAAATATTCTAGATAGTGAAACTGATGATGATATGACATATAATATTGATTTAGATTCATTAAATACATTGGCAGATAGTTACAAAGGTAGTTCAAATCAAAATAAATTAGTTATATCAACAACTAGATGTAATGAAATTTCACAAAATAAAAAATATAATCAATTCGAAAATTTAGTTTGTTCTATCAATAAAAGTCAAGGTGGAAAAGATATTATTAATGAAATTATTATGTTTCTTAAACCATTTCTTGATAAATATAATTTAAATGAAACTAAATTATATAATAATTATATAGATGTTAAATTTAGACAAACTTCATCTTTATTTTATATCATTTTAGGTAGTATTGTTATTGCAATTATTATATTCTTTATATATCATTTATTTAAACGTGACTTTAGTATGCTTGGTAAATATTTCATTATATTCCTCGGTAAATACACAATTTTTGCTATTGAATTACTTTTCATACTTATATCAATCTATTTTATAATATATATTGATAGTGAAATGCCTCCCATTTATAAAGAACATTTCAATAATAAATATTATATGTATATGTTATATTTATTATTACTTCTTAATTTTGGTTATATTATGAAAAATAATACACAATCACCAAATCATCTTTTAGTTCTTTATACTGTTATAGCTATACATATATTATTATATATTATTGAATTCTTATTTATGATAATTTACAAAAATTATTATATTGAAAAATATACTAATAACTATTATAATACTATACAATCATTCAATATTCAAGTTATTATGATATTAACTATATTTTTTATAGTTTTCATTTCTATGAATAAAAATTATATTTCAAATGATAATAATAATGGTAATGGTAATGGTAATGGTAATGGTAATGGTAATGGTAATGGTAATGGTAATGGTAATGGTAATGGTAATGGTAATGGTAATGGTAATGGTAATGCTAATGGTAATGGTAATGGTAATGGTAATGGTAATGGTAATAATAATACTGATTATAGATTAATTATATTTTCAACATCTGTCATATTATTCTTAGGAAGTTTGATAAATTTAATATATATGAGTATCACAAAAGATAAATTTTTAATTAGAAATACAGAAGAAATATATAATAAATATATTTTAAATTCAGTTCAATTACTTATTATAAGTGCATTAATTATAATTATTATTTGGAAATCAGGATTTACTTTTTGGGAATATATTTATAGGTTAATAACTGCATATAATATAATGTAAATCATATAAAACATCTTTATATGAAACATTTATTGAATTAAAAAATAAATTAATAATACAATAATAAATATAAATTAAATATAAATAAAAATTAAAAAAATATTTACATATAATAATAAAAATTAAATTATAATCTTTTATTTAATTAATAAATATTTTACATATTAATATTTAATTATAATAAATATTTAAAATGATTTCAAACTTAAATTTATTTAGTATTGTTATAGCCCTTTTTTTACTAATTATTGTTATCAATATTTTAGGAGGTTCTGTATTCTTTTATGATTCCATTAACAATATACAAAATAAAGATGTTCCAAAAAATGTTGAAGCTTTTGTTTCTGATGAATCTGTATATAATATTATAAATAAAATTACTAAAAATGTTAATTTAATTAATAATGCAAATAAGATAAATAAGAATGAAAATGTAGAAAAATTTAGTATTAATCCTGTTTCAAAAAGTAAAGAATCATTCCAAAATATGAATGAATTTGAACCAATGAATGCTAAAAAAAATGATTCAAATATACAATCAAATTTAATTAATATATGCAATAAAACTCAAAATGATTTTCATTCATTATTAGAAGACTCACCTTAATTAATGATAAGTTAAATTAAATTTCATTTGTTGTTTTTTTAATTTATTTACATAATAATTATTATGTTCTAATAATTCCTTTTTTATTATTTTATGTTTCTTACTTTGTTCATTAACATTAATTGTTGAAGAATCACAGATAAAAAGTTCTGTTTCTAATTTAGTATAATAACCATCTTTTAAGTGTCCTTTTGTATCAAATATATTTTGATGTTTCCTACAAAATATACAATTTACATCATTTAAATTATATTTTCTTGCCATACATTGACTAATAAATTTACCTTTTGATGTATATTTTTCCACATAAGCATGACAATTGATTGTATTTATAGCAATTTTAGGCATATTTATATAAATATGCTTTCGATAGGTATATGTTTATATTATATAATTAGGCATTTTTTTTATAAGAAATTATTGATATAAAATTTATATAAAAATAATATACAAATTAATAATATAAGTTAATAATATAAGTTAATAATATATAATATATAATATATAATTAATTATTATATAAAATTTATATAAATTTTATATTTAAATATCATCAGCTTCAATATAATATATAATTAATAATGGCTAATATTGAAGATATTGATTTTTTAAAAAAAAATTCTGAAATTAATTATAAAAATTTATTAATATCAAGTTCTTATAGAACATTAGATATATATCCATATCCATCTTATTATAGTGTTAATTTAGAATATCCCATATATAATGTTATTAATATTAAAATAGATCAAGCATTTGTTCCTAATGCAGTAACTACTTTTCATCCATATAATAATAAATTTGTATTCAAATGTGGTTTTATGTGCGGAAAAAGAGATAGATTGAAACACACACTTACATTAATGATTAAAGATTATAATATTGTTGATATGGTTGGAAATGTAGGGTCTGGTAATTATAATTTGTTTTCATTATTAAATGATTATGATATATTTCCTAGTACATTCTTATTTAGTGATAAATTTAATACTGATTTAAACTTTTTACAATTTTATTCAGGAATGCCTTTTATTTTAGATATGGAAACTTCTACATCACGACGTTCTTTCGGTTTTAATGAATATACAGAAAATATATTTGATTTAGATATTTATCCTAATAAAGTAACTCATGGTCTATATAAACAAGATAATAAATTATCTAAAAGAATTTTTGTATCATATCCTACAAATAATTTTAATACATCAACATACCTATTTTCTACATCTACAAAAGCAGATAGTTATACAAAAATTACAGATACAGGTTATGATAGTATTGATGCAGTTGTTAGTACAGATTCAAAAGGTGTTATGACAGATGGAGTTGCAACAGAAACATTTACATTACAAAATACTGGTGAAATTAACATTTATTCAAATAATGATGGATTAACACTCACAGAAACAACTGGTACATATTCTTTAACAAATGGTTCAACCGTATATCAAACTATAACTTTAGCATCCGCATATGAACTTCCAGATGGAAATAATTTAAATACATCAATAAATACTTTTACATTAACTAAAATATTAACAGAAATTCGTGCGTTATTAAATAGTCATATTACTATTAGTAATGGAGATGTTACGTGGGAATTATATGAATGTACAGATACATCTTTAAGTGTTGATGGTTCTATTTATATAACAGAAGATTCTTCAACACCATTTGATAAACATACATCAAATGGTTTATTAACTGGCATTTTTCGTTTATCTATGACTTCTAGTTCATATTCTAATCCATCAGATTTTAATGATATCAATACTACATTAACAGGTATTGTGTCAGGTGCGACATTAGTAGTTGGTTATTTAGTAATTATAAATCATGGTAATTCTTATTATATTACTGAAATAGATAATACAAGCACTACACCTCTACTAACTTTATCAAATATTGTTGATAATACTTATTTAACATATACCGTAAATGAATTCATTACAACAATTACGGATTTAACAATTTGTAGTACAAGTAATTCATATATATATTCATTAACTTATGGTTCTATGGTTGTTAATGATGCAAATGGAACTACAAGAACACCTACATCTTCTCCAGCTGGTACATCTCCTTATTATTTAGTTACTAATAAAGATATATATGATGGTTCAGTTTTATTAGATAATAATCCTACAGAATATATTGGAAAAATATTTTGGAATGCAAATGTTACAAGTTCAACATCTCCAACTTTAGCAACTAAAGAAAATGCATATAAATCTATGAAATTTTTATGTCTGGCTATTACAAATAATTCAGGTTCTACTATTATATTAGATACTGTATCCGCTTCTGGAACTCCAGGTTCAAATACTAATTATATTTATTCATCATTTTTACGTGAAGATGATGTATTGCGACTATCATATAAAGCACAAATATATAGAATGGCAGATGATTATAAATTATTACCACAATTACATTATGAAAAACATATGATTATATCACCTAACGTTGCTTCATTAGTTGGTTCTAAATATATTAAATTAAGATGTGAAGAAATTGAAAATTTAGTTGATAGTACTAACTTTGCGTCAGGTAAATTTTCACCTGGTATTGCTTTGTTTAATACTGTTGCTATTTCTAAAATTTATAATAATGTCGCTACTAATTTCCATTCAATTAATTATAAAAATTTTCATCCAATTGGAAAACTTACACGTTTAACATTTATATTTGAAGATGAATGGGGTAATATTGTAGATTTTAAAGGTTTGGAACATCATTTTACTATGTTAGTAACATATTTATCTCCATTACAAAAAAATAATTTTACTAGGTCAATATTAAATCCTAATTATGATGGTAATTTTATTGAATATTTAAGATATAAAGAAGAACGTGAAGAAAAACTTAATGAAATTAATCTACAAAATCCACAAAAATTCCTTAATAAAGAAATTGCATTAATGAAAGAATTTGAAGATGATTTTAATCAATTTCTTGAAAAATCACAAAATGATAATAATTATTTTAATGATAAATCTCTAAATTATACAAATGAAATCATACATAAAGATAACATAGGTGATAAAAATAATCATTATTATAAAAATGAAGATGATTATGAAAATGATTATGAAAATGATTATGAAAATGATTATGAAAATGATTATGAAAATGAAGATGATTATGAAGATGAAGATGAAACAGATTCAAATGAAGAATAATCAAATAATTAATTAAAAATATTTTTTAATTTAAAAATAAATATATATATTTAATTAATATTTTTATTTAATATTTATTACAAAAATACATAAAGGTCTAGAATTATTAGAATGACAACACAAAATAAAACACTTTTTTTATCATATAACCCATTAACAAATTATTATGAAAGTTATATTACAACACAATTTTTAAATTTTTTTCAAAAAACAGAAACACATATTGACTTATTTTATTTAAATTATTTTGATATATTTTTCTCAAAACATCCATTTTTAGATTCAAATATTAATATAATTGATGATGAAATTTATATTAATAATGATATAAAACAAAAAATTAAAAATGTAAAATCAAATTTTATTAATTATATCAATAATCTTAGAAATGTATTGGGAGATATTAATAATAATATTTATAATAAAATTATTATATTTGGCTCATTAAGTGAATATAATATTTTATTGTCATTATGTAATACAAATAAAATTAATTTATATAACAAAAATATAATATCATTTATTAATTTTCAATTTAAAAATGAAAATATAAATTTAATAAAATCAATTAATGAAATATCATCACATATTATTGTATCTAATGAATATTTTGCACAAGATTATAAGAAAATTATTACAAAACCTATTTCTATATATTATGGTTTTATTCCTAATATATTAAATACACAATTCAAGAATGTAATTAAAAAAGAAAATGATATATTTAATAATTTCTTAAATAAAGATGATATATTAATTGCTAATTTATATTTACCAAACAAATATTCCAATACTGATGTTTTAATCGCATCATTTCAAAAATTACTTTTCACTTTATACACAAATAAAAAATTTGATTTATTAGTTAAAACTAAATTAATTTTAGTAAATTCTAATAATATATTTGATATACAACAAATTATCAATAATAATATTAATGAATTTAAATATAATGAAAAAATAGATGAGAAATATTTATTATATTTTACAAACAATATAAAAATTATACAAGTATTTCACTCTATTGAATACGACAAACTTCTTCAATTATATAATTCTATTCACATACATATTAATGTTAATTCATATTCTAATCATAATGAAATAGAATTATATATGGAATTATTAGATAAATATTATATATATCCGAATATTAGCTCTAGTAAAAATTTTAAATATCTTAATTCACCATATAAAATTAATGATTATGTTGATATATATAATACATATGATAAAACAAATCAACAAGGAGGATTATCATATGTATATAATATTGATAATATATATGATATATTACATAATGTATATAATTCTTATTTAAATAATAATATTCCACAATATAATGTTATTAATAAGAATAATTTTAAGCAATTTATTTCTAAATATAATAATGATTATGAATTACAATTCTTATGTGATGAATGTAATATTGATATATGTAATAAAATTGACCTTAAAAATGCTATAAAAATTAAAAATCTATATATAGAGAAACAAGATAATAATAACTTAGAAAATACTATTATTAATGATAATTTAGATTCAACTAATATTTGTACTTCACATATGCATATTACTCATTGTTCTACACTTAATAATGATAATGAAAAGATGATTGATGTTTCTCAAATTAATGATGAATCTGTTGAAAAAAATAAAGAATTATTAAATAAAATTTTAGAATATGAAGAAATGATTAATAAATTAAAATCACAAATACAACTATAACTACACCCCATGTAATTCTTGTAAAATATTTTTCATTTCATTATTTAAATTTTCTATTACCTTTTGTTTTCTCTTTACTTCATAATATGATAATTTCTTTTTATTCAATAATATATTATCTATATATTTAATATTTAATATATCATTTATTTCTTCTATATTATTTGTAATATTTACCATTGGATAAGTATGTAATAGTAAATTTTTGATATTAAAACTATTACGAAATTCATCAATCGTTTTTGTTCCGCCAAACATTATTAAACTTTGACGAGGTGGTGCCAATTTTAATGTTTTATTTCCTAATTTTTTATTTAATAAATGAATTAAACTATATATATCCCATTTGTTATAATTTATTTCACTACTATAAAAATTATATGCTGTGACACATTCAATAGAACAAAAATTTCCAAATGTATAAAAAATATTATTGATATATTTTATCGGCATTCCAATACCTTTATTATTAAATATATGACAACACCAATAACAACATGTGTTCATATTATAATATGTATCATTATCATTATTTATATCTTTAAATAAATTTTCTGACATATTTTCAACTTTTTCAGGTACTGATATAAATTCATCTTGTGAAAAATTATAGCCTTCCAATAATTCTCTATCTATTTCATCATCATTATTATATTTATTAATCTTCAAATGTATAATATTATTTTGATTATCGATTTCTTTATCATTTATAATTTTTTCATTATTTATATCATTTGTATTTATACCATTTATTATTACATTTTTTTTTTGTTCGTATCTTGGACGACGTCCTCGCTTTTTTTTTCCATTTGTTATTTCAGGCGTTTCCATACTTATTTGTATTTTATCCATTATTGTGATTTCTTTAAATACTATTTTTATATATTATATAAAATTTACTAAAAATTATATTATATTTATATGTTTGACTTATTTTTATACTTATTTATTTTAATCTTTGTTTTGGTTTATCTTGTTTTTTTTGGTGATTTCTTATTTTTTTTGCAACTACCACGACCACCTAATGTACCTGTAAAATTTTCTGGAATTCCATTACGAGCTATATGACTTTCTGTTACCGATGTTTCGTGATGTTCTGAACCTCCTTTCTTTTGGGTTTTTGCTTTTGCTTTTGCTTTTGCTTTTGATTTTAGTTTTGGTTTATCTTGTTTTTTAGCTTTTGGTTTTTCTTTATGTTTCATTCCACCTACTAATTGTGGTTGGAAATTTGATGGTATTTCTGCTCTAGCTATATCTGCTTCTGTTATAGATGTTATATGAGAACCTGCTCCTGACATTGATTCTTGTGGTGCTCCATAATATTGAAGTGGCATTACTGTATGTCCTACTGCTCCTGAACCACCTTTATACATTTTGTTTATATCTGGCAGTTGTGATGCTCTTGGGTTTTGAGATGCTCTTGGGTTTTGAGATGCTCTTGGGTTTTGAGATGCTATTGGTTGAGATGCTCTTGGGTTTTGAGATGCTATTGGTTGAGATGCTCTTGGGTTTTGAGATGCTATTGGTTGAGATGCTTTTTGTTGAGATGCTCTTGGGTTTTGAGATGCTATTGGTTGAGATGCTCTTGGGTTTTGAGATGCTATTGGTTGAGATGCTTTTTGTTTAGAACTTGTTTTTCGTTTAAATGAATTTCTAAATTCAGACATTTTAGGCATTTTAGGCATTTCAGGCCTTTTAGGCATTGCAAACATTTTAGGGAATTTAAATACACCTCCTTCTTGGTTTCCCCAATTTTGCATATCTGCTCCTAATGTTCCGGGTGCTACATATGTAAATTGATATGAAGAATTTGGATCACGACCACCTTTTTGCTGACATCCACACCCTCCAGTCATTTGACATCCATAACCTCCTTTTGTTTTTTTATTATGATGATATAGCATTGTATTGGAGTAATAATCTTTTTATAAATATTAAATAATATATTTTATTTTAATTATTACAAATAATTTTTTTATTATTTATTAAAAATTTTCTATATAAACTTTTTTATTTGTAATTAATAATAAAAAGTTAATTAATAAATTATATAATATAAAAAATTATATATTAAGATTAAGATTAAGATTAATATTAATATTAATATTATGACTAATTTTAGTACAGATACATATACAAATATAGAACAATATGCTATTAGAGGTTTATCTCAATCAACTCCACTTTCTCAATTATATTATTCCGATTTAAATCGTAATGCGTTACAAGAAGGTATGAAAAATTTAGTATATGCACGAAAAAAAGTTGTAATTGGTAAGCAATCAGATATTGAATTAATTCAAGTTATGCGTTCCATATATAATAAAAATGCTAATCAATATCCCCAAGATTTAGTTAAAGAAACTAAACGATTAAATGTTATGGTTCTTGATTATTGTGTTAATAATATTATTAAAGAAATAGATATTTATAATAAATATACTTATGATATTACTCATATAGCACAACCAATCAATTTTGGTACATCTACATCTGTTAGAGGCAATGGAGAATTAGGTATTCAATATCAAGATTTAATTTAATGTCATATATGTATATATAAAATTTATTTTTATTTTCATTTTACTTTTTATTATTTTAGTAAAGATTTTTATATTTTTAATATAATAATTATAATAAATAATAATTAATATATAAATATATATAATTAAAAATGGCATTAACTATTGGAGTTAAACTAGTAATATCTATAATATTTTTTATATTAATATTATCAATTTTAGGTTATCTTTTAATTTATTCAAGAGAAACAGGTGTTTCAGATTATAAAGCTTCTTTAGCAAGCAGTTTTATACTTGTTTTAATTGCTGTTATTATGATGATATTTACATTAATAAATTTATCTGATACGAATGTTAAATCTAAATCTGCTATCTTTGTTAATACTTGTCCTGATTATTACTATAAAGATAAGGTTAAAAATGCTGAGGAAAAATTTGAAATAGTATGTAAGCCATTTATATTTGAAGGTTCTGATAATGAATTCTTATATGTAATTAAAGAATTACAACCTATTGCTAAAAGTTATGAAACTATTGAAAATGATAATAATAATTATAATAATAATATTGATAATAATCCATTTTATGAGATAATTGATATTAATGATAGTAGTATTTCTCCTCCTCCTAACAAATATGTTAAAGTATTAAATTATAATGATATAAATAAAAAAATAAATATTCACGAATTAAATAAAGTTGCTGATAAAGTTTCCGATTATGATGTTTATAATAAAGCATTATGTGCTTGTGGATTAAATTTACCTTGGAATGAAGTGCAACATACTTGTGGTAAAATGAATTTTAATCGTGATGATGATAATAAAGCATGTATGGTATTAAGTACTGAATTACATTCATTAAAAGATGTAAATAATCAATTACAAAATATATCTGGATTTGATTTTAGAAATTATTATGATAATTTAGATAAAGCAGATACTGCTAAAGTTAATAATAAACATTTTGTTGACCTTAAATCTATTCAAGTAAATTTAACATCATAAAAAAAGAATTTTTATTTATTATTTTTACTATATAATAATATTTAATTAGTATTATTTGTATTATTATTTGTATTATTATTTGCATTATTATTTGTATTATTATTTGTATTATTATTTGTATTATTATTTGTATTATTATTTGTATTATTATTTGTATTATTTGTATTATTATTTGTATTATTATTTGTATTATTATTTGTATTAGTAGTATTATTAGTATTATTTGATGTATTTGTTAAATTAATAAAATAATTAGAAAAATTTTCTGGTATTTCTATATTAGGTTGTGCAAAATTAAATTCAATTTGTATTGTTTCTGGATGAGATAATAATGGTTGTAATTCTTCATTTGTAGTTTCAATATCATTTTCTTCATTCACATTTAAGTCATTTTCATTTGTTGTTTGATTATTATTAGAAGATACATATAATTCAGCTTTACAACATGGACAATTAGAATTACGAGAAAACCATTCATATATACATTTTTCACAAAATATATGTTCGCATTTTATCAATTGTTTTAATGGCTTATTTGCAGATATTAAATCATCATTATTTTCAAAACATATAGCACATTGATTTTGCAATTGTTGTTGTGTTAATTGTTCTTTATATATTAAAGTTTTTGTAATATTTGTCCATTCTGACCGTGGTATTGGTGTTAATTGTTCATCTTCAATTGTTTCATTTAATCTATTTATAAAATTAGTTAATATATTTTGTGTATATGTTGAAAAGATATTCCCTAATCGTGTTTGTCGATTTTGTCGATTTTGTCTTTGTAAAATATCAGAATTACTATCATCATTTAATAATCTTGTTCTTGTATTATAAGGATTTATATATATATCATTTGAATATTGTTCATAATATTTATTCTTTATAATTTGACATTCTTCCAAATGTTTATGATATAAATTAATATTAACTTTTCTATTACATATTTCACAATGAATACTATTTAACAAAAAATTATTTACTTGAATATTTTGAAAATAATTTCCTAATTGATCTATATTTAAATTAGATATTCCATTTTGATATAATCTATTATTTATATTATATAAAGAATTTTCATTAAATGAAGATGATATATTTTGTAGATTCATATTATCATAACCTATATTTAAATTATATAATTGCGGTGATGAATTAATATTATAACCATTAATATTTATAGAATTATTAGATTGTATATTTGATGTTAAATTTATAAAAGAATTATTCATTATTATAACTATTTATATTTTTATAATTTTATATTTATTATTATATTTTAATTTTATATATTATTATTTGTTTAATAAATAGTATTTAAAGAATTTAAAATTTTTTTTTTATTACTATATAAAGATAAAATTACTATATATTAGTAGATAAGATTGTATTAAATATTTACAAATTATTATAAAATATTTTTTTAAAATGTTATCTTCAAATGAAAATACTATTATTCACGAATATATTAATTTTTATAAAAAATATAGAGAAATATATGGAGAAAATATAGTTATTTTACTTGAAGTTGGAAGTTTTTATGAAATTTATAGTCATATGTCTGAACCAAGTAAAGATTTTTTTGATATTTATCACATAGCTAACTTACTTAATCTTACAGTTTCACGGAAAAATAATAAAGGTGAAAAAAGAAATGAATCTATTTCAGTTTCTAATCATTATATGTGTGGATTTCCAAATTATAATGTTAATAAATATATAAATATGTTAGTGAATTCAAATTATATTGTGGTTGTTATTAATCAAAGAGATTCTGAAAATCCAATTGATAAGAAAAAAGAACATTATGTTTCTGAAATTGTTAGCCCTTCTACATATTATAATGATGATATACTTTCTAATGGTGGAAGTGGTTGTAATAATATATCTAATAATGGTTCAAACGAATTAATGACAATTTATATTCAAGAAAATAAAGATAGAAAAACAGGTCATATATCTTTATTTTGTCATATAGCTATGTGTGATATTTATACAGGAAATATTAAATTATTTGAAATTATTAACAATAATATTGAAATAACATTTGAAGAACTTAATAGGTTATTTTATTATAAACCTAAAGAAGTTGTTATGTTTGGAGATATTAAAAATATTAACATAGATAAACAATTACAAGTTATTTCTTCACAAAATTTTCTATTTCTAAATAGAATAGGATGTTATAATAAAGAAATATTAAAACTATCTTATCAAAATGAAATTATTAAAAAAGTTTATGGAATTAATAAAATTAAATTACTTAATCCAATTGACTATATACAATTGGGAAATCGTCCAGATTTTGTTGTAAGTGTTTGTTATCTTTTTGCATTTATATACGAACATAATGAAAAATTAATTTACAATCTAAATTTACCAGTTATTATTGAAGATTTTACAGATGTTAATAGAAAACATATGATACTAACAAATAACTCAATTAAAGATTTAAATATTATTTCTGATAATCCAAATGAATTATGTATAAATAAATTATTAAATAAATGTCAAACTTCTATTGGAAAGCGTTTTTTTAATTTTATGCTTAAAAATCCTCTAATTTCACAAGAAATACTTGAAATATATTATCATTTAACAGAATTATTTCAAAAAAGTGAAATTATCAATAAAAATTGTAATTATCTTAAAAAAATAAATGATATTGAAAAATTAGTTAGAAAAATGAAACAATATAAGTTAAATCCATTTGAATTATTTAATATTAAAAATTCCATTAAACATTTTTATGACTTAATAATATATATACATATGGAATATAAAGATTTGGATTTAATATATAAAATCATCAATGAAAATATTGATGATTTTAATATTTTTAATCAATCTATGAAATTTCTGGAATTTTATAATGCGACATTTAATGAATCAGCATTATCTAAATATTCTATTCACAATATTACTGAAAATATTTTTGCTGAAAATTATAATAAAGAAATAACTAATTTACAATTTAAAATAAATAAAATAGAAAAATATTATAATGACTTATGTAATGATTTAAATAAATTTATGAATGAAGAAATGGTAGCAAATAAGAATAAATCTAAAACTACTATAAAAAAGAACACAGGACATAAAGAAGTAAAATTTGAACAATATTTTAAAATTGAAATTAATAGTAAACTTGATAATTTAAATAGAGTTGAAATTAAAAATCAAAAAGAATTTGATAAATATAATGATATTGAATATTATTATATTTATACTACTAAAACACGATTTGATAAATTTAAAACATTATTTAAAGAAAGTGATAGCAAATTAAAACAAAAACTTATTGGAGAATATAATTTTCAAATTCTTAAAACAGAACCAGTTACCAATTCAGCAAATTCTACACATATTAAACTTATATTTTCTCAAACTAACAATTTAGGATTACTTCTTAATCAATATAAACAACAAATTCATGAATTAATATATAATGAATATAATAAAATTATATTTGAAATTATGGATGAATATAGTAGATTTTTTGATATATCAATTAAATTTATTGGAATAATTGATTATATTACTAATAATGCTTATAATGCAAACAAATATAATTATATTAAACCAGTAATTAATTGTGAAAAACGTAATGAATCAGAACCATCATATCTTAAAATTAAAGGGTTAAGACATCCTATTATAGAACAAATTAATAATAATACTGAATATATTCCTAATGATATAGAAATTGGTACTAAGAATTCTTATACTTCTTATTTACTTTATGGTGTAAATACTATTGGTAAATCATCTTTACTTAAATCTGTAGGTATTAGTATTGTAATGGCAAGTGCTGGTATGTTTGCTTCAGCTTCTTTTTTTGAATTTAAACCATTCCATCATATATTTAGTCATATTAATAAAAGTGATGATATTTGGAAAAATTTATCATTATTTTCATCAGATATGTTGTCTATTAAATCTTTCTTAAATATGATGTCTAATAAATCATTAATTTTAAGTGATGAACTTATGAATTCAAGTGAAACTGAAAGTTCAATTAGTATATTAGGTGCTACAATTAATAAATTAGTTTCTAATAATGTATGTCATATTTTTACTACACATTTTCACGAATTAAGAAAATTATCATTAATTCGTCAATTACATAATGATGGCAAATTAAGATTATGTTATTTACATGTACAATATAATGGATATAATAATGAATGTAATAATTTTATATTTGATAGAAAATTAAGAGATATTGATGATGAACATCTTGATTTATATGGTCTTGAAATTGCTAAAGGTCTTAATTTACCATCAGGTTTCTTATTGGATGCTAATAAAATTCGTCAAGAAGTTTTAGAAATTAATTCTGATATTATATGTACAAAAAAATCCAAATATAATTCTATGATCTATATTGATAAATGCGGAATTTGCGGTACTAATAAAAATTTAGAAGTACATCATATATTATTCCAACAAAATGCTGTTGAAAAGGGGTTTATTAAAAGTGATGTTGTAGAAAGTGGTAATAATGGAATTCATAAAAATCGTGCTTTTAATTTAATTCCTATATGTCAAAAATGTCATGATGATATTCATAATGGAATAAAAAAAATTACCGGTTTTACACAGAGTATTAATGGGTTAATATTACAATAAAATAGTTAAAATTTAAAAAAAATTTTTTTCTGTGCATGTTCTCTGTATTTCTTTCATTTCCATATTTATATATAACATTGTGTTATTTTATATTTGATATTTTTTATATAATTAATGGTTATTAACTGTGCAATAAAATATTTGAAAAAAATTTTCAATTTATCCTGAGAGTGTCACTGTGCATAACTTCCCAGCTCGCCCACTATACTGGCGTCTGGAACCACCCGACCACCTTCCTCAACCACGAAAACAACTCCGTGCGCCTGTGGTGGCATCCCCATTCCCTCTTGGACTCCTTGTACGTTTGCATCTTTGATAGAGGCGCCTCTGTTGGTAGCCTCAGGAGACCTAGTTCTGGATCTTCCGGATATCGAGGCAGGACAAACCCTTCTTCCAGATCAAAGGTCCCTTCCCTCTCTGGTAAACAGTATTTATTCCTCCTCATTTTCCAACTCTTTATTTTATCTGTTTTTTTTATATAAAAGGGGAAGGGCAAGGGAAAGGGGAATAAAGTTACAGTTTGTTCGTAAGAACAACACTTGTGCCAAAATGGCAACGGTAAATACATATACCATCTAAATTATCATTTTTTTTTAAGGTTAAAGAAAATATAAGTAATATTAACCTAATAAAATAAATATTATAAGATGAATCAAAATTTAATAAAATTTAAAAAAATTTTGTGATTGATGACTTCTTTGTAAGCGATTTTAGCCTACTAGAATTCTGTGCATGTATGTATAACGATTCTAGTGATCGTTGAAAACTACTAGGATCGCAAGAGCGGTCCGTAGTGTTTTTATATTGCATTCCTGGAGGCCCTCAACGACCTCCAGAACATCATCCAACGGATTGATCACGAACACGAGTCGCGTTCGTGAGCGTAACTCAAACATGTTGAGCAAGCACTTCTTCACTTTCTCTCTCGGTACTCTTAGAGGCCGGTTGAATTTTACTCCGTCTGTGAATCTCCTCATTCTTTCAGCACAGTTGATGGGCAGTCTTTGGCCCGATATCCACTGTGTGTAAAAAGAGTCTGCGACCCTCTGTGCTGCGTATGCTGTATCTTCACTGTACGGCACCTTGTAAAAGGTTACTTCAACCGTACGGGTTTCTGGGCCATACACCTCAGGATCGCACAGATCATTCTTTCTCATTGAATTTGCAGATTCTCTAACGATCCGGTGGTGGAGTTTCATTAGATTTGAACCCTTGTGCCAAAATGGCAACGGTACATACAACCAACATGGAAAAAAACATTTTTTTTCATACGCCTTATAAAAATTACATCATACTACATATATATAAAGGAGTTGGTGAATAATGACTATCAAAGCTTTCATTTATGTCATTTAAATGATATATAAAATGTTTATGAATTATAAAATTAGGGTTCAACTCAGTATTATAATTTTTAACAATATTTTCATTTATACTATTTATTTCTCCACATATCATACAAAAATCTTTATAATTCATATGATATTTATCTATTATTTGATTGTTTATTGTAAAATTTATATAATTACCTTGTATTTTAGTAAAATTTTTCTTAAATTGTAAATTATATATATATTCTAAAATATCATTGTAATATGTATCTAAAAATCTTAAAGATGTTTCAACTAATTCATACTTTGCGGAATCAATATTTATATAATGGTTATTAACTGTTGTCGTTAAGAGTATATAAAGATAATTCTACACCTATATAAATAATTATATAAAGAAATATAAATAAATATATATATTAGTAAATATTATATTAATTGGGAAATATAAGTAATATATATAATAATCATACTAATCTATGTTGGTTGTCCGCTAGCCATCTTCAAGGTAAGTAATAGTTATATGTAGTTAAGAAGTAGTTATAAATATCAATATTTATAACTATTTTAATTAACAATATAATTATACCTTCATAT